AAAAATAAATAGCATTGAATATATTTCTGGTTATCTTCCGACCGTTATCGACTCTGTCGGCACAGGCTTGATCACCCTCGAAGGAGATGGTGCCCGGGTAGAACAATACCTGGAAGATAACTGCAACACAGAGATCACGCTGAACTACGATTGCAATCTGACAAGAAATACTACTGCCAATGGCAACAATGTCATCAAAATAAACGGAAAAACGCTGAACGCAACATCGCCGATAACCATTACCGTACCGTCCGGCATAACGCTGACCATCACCGGCACCGGCACGCTTGGCGCAAACCTCACCATCGCTGTGCAGAATGGCGTCACATTAGATCTCAGCGGCTTTGACGGCACCAAAAACGCCACCTGCATCTGGAATCTGTCCGGCGGATGGGAATCCTATAGCAGCATGGTCGATTTCCAGAAGTATGTTAATGTGGGCACCCAGCGCATCCTCGTCGATGAAGGTCAAGCCTATGGCAACTATGTCATCGCCACCGGCGACTTCAGTGATGTCGAAGGAAAGGATACCTTCACTCTAACCAGTGCCAACCAGGGCACTGCCGACATCAAGATCGACGGCAATTCGGTTACCTATTACGGAAGAATTTATCGGCTGACGAAAGATGACCACGGCACACCGAATGATAATACCGATGACCTTCTCGTGTTGGCTGTCATCGCCCCCGACTACCTGACCTTCACCGCCGAGGAAGCCGGCGCCGAGATGAGCTTCAAGTGGGCAAATTCCAACACAAATGACTCCGTCCGGTACAAGGCAAGCTCCGACGCTGTCCTTGTGGGCGGAGAAGCCGCAAAAACAACATGGACAACCTATAAAGCCGGCACCACCATCACCCTAACGAATGTCGGAGACAAGGTCCAGTTCCGGGGCACGGGCGTCACCACCGACTACGATAACCATTTTACAATTACCAACGGCAAGATCGCTGCCTCCGGCAGCGTCACCAGCCTCACCGACTGCAACGGCGGCGATGCAAATGTTGCATTGACGGATTCGTGCTACAAATACATGTTCGCCGAGTGCACCGGCCTGACTGCAGCCCCGAAGCTTCCGGCAATGAAGTTGACAAAGACGTGCTACCAAAACATGTTCAACGGCTGCACCGCGCTGACCGCTGCCCCGGAGCTTCCGGCAACAACGCTGGCGGATTTATGCTACAACAGCATGTTCCTCGGCTGCACCGGCCTGACCAAAGCCCCGGCGCTCCCGGCAATGACGTTGACAAAGAATTGCTACCAAAACATATTCAACGGCTGCACCGCGCTGACCGCCGCCCCGGAGCTTCCGGCAACAACGCTGGCGGAAAGATGTTACAGCGGTATGTTCCTCGGCTGCACCGGCCTGACCGCCGCCCCTGAACTGAAAGCAACGACCCTTGCACCTTATTGCTACCAAAGCATGTTCCAGTCCTGCACCGGCCTGACCGCTGCCCCCAAGCTTTCGGCAACACTAGAAGCGTCTTGCTACCGCCAAATGTTCGATGGCTGCAACCAGCTCAAGATCACCAAGCTGGACGGTAAGACGGGCGCAAACTGGGAAATTCCTTATTCCACCGCTGACAACGCCGTTTATATGATGACCTCCGGCTGCCCGGGTGTTGATGTTGCAGTTCCCACCGAGCAGGGAAGCACCAACTACTACAAGGTTACATATGTTGCCCCCGACTACCTGACCTTCACCGCAGAGGAAGCCGGCGCCGAGATGAAGTTCGACTGGGTAGATTCCAAGACAAATACAACCATCAGATACAGGGCAAGCTCCGCGAATGTTCTTGTGGGCGGAAAAGCCGCAACCACGTACTGGTCATACTTCGACGCAGGCACCACCATCACGCTGACGAACAAGGGCGACTCCATCCAGTTCAAGGGCACGGGCGTCACCACCAACGTCTCAAATCATTTCGTCATTACCAACGGCAAGATCGCTGCCTCCGGCAGCGTGACCAGCCTCACCGACTGCAACGGCGGCGATGCAAATGTTGCATTGACGGATTCGTGCTACAAATACATGTTCGCCGGGTGCACCGGCCTGACTGCAGCCCCGAAGCTTCCGGCAATGAAGTTGACAAAGACGTGCTACCGATACATGTTCTACGGCTGCACCGCGCTGACCGCCGCCCCTGAGCTTCCGGCAACAACATTGACGGACATGTGCTACAACGGCATGTTCTACGGCTGCACTGCGCTGACTGCCGCCCCAAAACTTGAGGCAACAGAACTGAAGGATAGTTGCTACAAAGAGATGTTCAAAGGCTGCACTGCGTTGACCGCCGCTCCTGCGCTTCCGGCAACGGAGTTGGAGTCTAGCTGCTACGGCAGAATGTTCTACGGCTGCACCGCGCTGACCGCCGCCCCTGAGCTGAAAGCAACGGCCCTTGCACCTTATTGCTACAGCTATATGTTCGCCGACTGCACCGGCTTAACCGCCGCCCCTGAACTGATGGCAACGGAGTTGAAAGAGGGTTGCTACGACAGCATGTTCAACGGCTGCAGCAGACTCCTTGTCACAAAGGTGACAAGTGCAGAGGACGCCACATGGGCAATCTCTGCTCCCGGTGCAACCTACGCTGTCACCGACATGGCCACGAACACCGCTGCAGGCGGCGATGTGGTTAAAGTTCCCACATCCGGAACCAACTACTACAAGGTCATCGGCCTCACCGGCAGTGACGGTGCATCCGTTGCCGATGCCGCCGCAGCCGCCAATGCAAAGACCGCCATTGACAATATGATTGCCGCCATCAATCAATTAAGAGCCTACAACGGCACCGGCACCGAAGCTGCGGGTAGCGAGAGCATCCGGAGCGTTCTGGGCACCAACGGCTATGTGAAGGTGGACCTCATCGGCGTGGGCATGGACACCACCGGCGCTGCTGCAGGAAGCACCTCCAAGGTGATCACCTACACCTTTGATATCACGCCTTATAGCGGCGGTGTGAAAGCGCCGTCCCCGCTCTCCGGCAATGTCACCTTCCGCCTGCCGATCCTGCCGGAGGATGCCGCAGCCTATGCTTATGTGGATGTGTACCACGCCGGCGTGTTCTTCGGCCAGTACACCATCGTCGGAAAAGAATATATTGAGATCACCGCAGGCAGCTTCTCCGAGTATTCCTACACGCTGACGAATACAAGCCGCTACACCGGCGAAATCGGCGGAACCCCGTCCACCACTTACAGCGTGATGGTTTCCGCAACGAAGAACGGCAGCGTCACCGTCTCCCCGAAGAGCGCCGCCTCCGGCAGCACCGTCACCGTTACCGTGAAGCCGGACAAGGGCTGGACGCTGGAGACCCTCACCGTTCTGGATGCAAGCGGCAAGGAGGTCACGCTGACCGCCAAGAAGATCGGCGAGACTTACAGCTTCATCATGCCCAAGGGCGCCGTTACCGTGAAGGCCACCTTCATGGAAGACAACACCATGCTGAACTTCTTCGTGGATGTGAAGGCAAACGATTACTTCTATGATTCCGTGCTTTGGGCGGCAACCAACAACATCACCTCCGGCGTGGATGCAACCCACTTTGATCCCAATGCAACCACCACCCGCGGACAGATGGTGACCTTCCTGTGGCGTGCAGCCGGCTGCCCGGAGCCCACCGCCACCGTGTGCAAGTTCACCGATGTGAAGGCCAATGCTTACTACTACAAGGCAGTCCTCTGGGCAGTGGAGAAGGGCATCACCGACGGCACCTCTGCCACCAAGTTCAGCCCCGACACCACCGTTACCAGAGCCCAGGCCGTTACCTTCCTGTGGCGCTATGCGGGCAGCATCAAGTTTGCCAACATGACCGCAGACGGTCCGGCAGCCAGCCCCTTCACCGATGTGGCCACGGATGCTTACTACTACAACGCAGTGCTGTGGGCAAAGGCCGAGGGCATCACCGGCGGCACAAGCGCAACCACCTTCAGCCCCAACGCCGGCTGCACCCGCGCACAGGTGGTAACCTTCCTGTACAGAGCCATCGTCAAGTAAATCATCCCCCAAACACGCAGCAAGCGGCGGACCACAACGGCCCGCCGCTTGTTTGTAATCTGCATTCTGAACTCTGCCCTCTGCACTTGCGCCGCCTGCGCCGCAGCGTCTGACCCCTGAGGCGGAGAAGCCGCAAATGAATACTGAATACTGAATAATGAATAACGAATAATGAAAGGCAGTTCGTTCTGACCTCTGACCTCTGACCCCCTGACATCTGACATCTGACATCTTCCCCACCCGCGCGCCTCGGAGAAATTTCTCCGAGGCGTTTTTTTGCGCCCGAAAATATGTACATAATTCTCCAACGAAAAGGGCATAGACTGGGACCATCAAAAGCGGAAAGGAACGTGCAGGCATGAAACCTGACACACAAAAGCTGTCCCTGTGGCAGCGGCGGCTGTCCGAGGACAGTCTGGCCTTTGCGGCGGAGACCGCAAAGATGGACACCCGGGAGCGGCTTTACCGGGGAGACGACCGGGTCAAACCCATGACGGCGGGGGACCGGGCGCTGCGGGCGCCCCATGTGCGCAATATCTGCGCGGAGATGATCGAGAGCCTGGTGAGCTCCGCCATCCCCATGCCCAAGGTCACGGCCCGGCGCAGGAAGGACGAGCGGCTTGCCAAGATCATTGAGGACATGCTCCGCAATGAGCTGGACCGGCTGCCCTTTGAAACCATCAACGACATGATGGAGCGGACGGTGCCCATCCAGGGCGGCGCGGCGTTTCTGGTGGAATGGGACAACCGGCAGCGCACCCACGATACCGTGGGGGAGCTGAGCGTCAGCGTGGTGCATCCCAAGCAGCTGGTGCCACAAAGCGGCGTTTACACCGACATCGGGGACATGGACTATGTGATCCTCCGAATGCCCCAGACCAAGGGGCACATCAAGGAAAAGTACGGCATCGATGTCAGCGGAGAGGGGGAGGAGGCGCCTGAGGTGAAGGGCGTGGACGACGGCCCGGAGGACACGCTGGTGACCCGGAACATCGCCTATTACCGCAATCAAAGCGGCGGCATCGGCGTTTTCTCCTGGGTGAACAACACGATCCTTGAGGATCTCGACGACTATCAGGCGCGGAGACTGCGCTGCGGGGAGGCGGGCCAACGGCGCACTGCCCCGGCGGACTATGAGGAGGTATATGCACCCATTCCCCGCTCCGACGGCACGGTGATCCCCGGCGCGACATGGCGCTTTGAAATCGGCGAGGACGGAACGCCCGCCGCGGTGGAGGTGCCCACCCGGATCCCCTATTACAAGCCGGACATCTACCCCGTGATCCTGATGAAAAATGTCAGCGTCTTCGGCCGTCTGCTTGGCGACAGCGACATCGACAAGCTGGCAAGCTATCAGAACGCAACCAATCGACTGGAAACCAAGATCGCCGACAAGCTGCTGAAGAGCGGCTCGTATATCACGCTGCCGCCGGAGGCACGGATCAAGTATGACGCCGAGGACATGAAGGTGATCCGACTGGAGAATGTGGCCGACAAGGCCATGATCGATGTCTACGATCTGCAGGGCAATGTGGCGGCGGACCTGAGCTATCTGGCGCAGATCTATGAGGAGGCGAAGCAGGTCATCGGCGTGACGGACGCCTATCTGGGCCGCAGCGACCCCACCGCCACCAGCGGCAAGGCAAAGGAATTTGCCGCGGCGCAGAGTGCAGGCCGCATGGAGAGCAAGCGGGTGATGAAGGAGGCGGCCTATGCCAGGCTCTTTGAGGCAATGTTTAAGTTCAAACTGGCTTACGCCGATGAGCCCCGCCCGGTGGTTGCCAGGGACGACCGGGGCAACGCGGCCTATGAGGCGTTTAACCGCTACGATTTTCTGGAAAAGGACGAAGCAGGCGAGTGGTGCTGGAATGACCGCTTCCTCTTCTCCTGCGACCGCTCCGAGGCGCTGGCGGGAAACCGGGAGGCACTGTGGCAGGAGACCCGCAACAACCTGAGCTCCGGCGCCTTCGGGGACCCCAAGGAGCTTGACACCCTGATCCTGTTCTGGCAGAAGATGGCGCTGCTGCACTATCCCGGCGCGGAGGACACCAAGGATTATTTGGAGCGGAAGCAGCAAATGCAGCAGCTGCAGGCGCAGATGCAGGCGCAGGCGCAGCAGATGGCACAGATCCGCGGTGCGGTGGCAAGAGGCGTGGACGCCGATACCGCTGCACAGGTGCTGGCGCAGGCAAAGCAGGATGCCGCAGCGGATGCGGCGAGAATTCGCGGAAATCTGAGCAATGCTCAGTCCGAATAAATCATCGGCGGAAGGAGGATGTACACGATGGAAAAAAGCTATACGGGCAAGATCAAGCAGAACGGCCAGCAGACCGTGAAGGCCCCGGCTCAGGCGCCCAAGGGGAAGCGCACCGGCGTGGTGAAAAAGGGCGATGCCGACCTGCGCTGCGGCAAGTGAACACGGCAGAGCGGAAGTTAGATTTCAAAAAAGAAAGGAAACAACAAATGGAAGAATTGACGGAAACAACCGCGGAGCAGATCTCCGCCCGGGAAGAAACGCCGGTCACGGAGCCGCTGACCGAACCGACGGCCGTCCCGGAGACCGCACAGGAAACCGACCCGGAGCAAACTCCGGCCCCGGTGCCGGACACGGAGGCCGAGGAGCGGGACGCCGCCTTCCGCGAACGGGTGGCGCGGGAGCTGGCGGAGATCCACAGCATGGACCCCCGCATCTGCGGCGTGGAGGACTTGGGGCGCATGGAGCGCTTTCCGGAGTTCCGCGCCTATGTGGACCGGGGCTACTCCTTCCTGGACGCCTATAAGCTGGCCCACTTTGACGCCCTGCGTCAGATCACTGCCGGCGCGGCGGCACAGGCGGTGCGCAATGCGGCGGGGAAGGCGCATCTGCAGCGGACGGAAGCGAGAGGCTCCGACGGAGAGCGGGTGCCGGAGGATGTGCTGGAGCAGTACCGCATCTTTAATCCCAAGGCCACGGACGCCGAGATACTGGCACACTACAACAAATCTTTGAACCACTGAAAGGAGAAACCACATGGCATTTATGATCCACACCGCAGATTCTCTTGCAATCGAGTATCTGCCCTGCGGTGCCATCTGCCCCAAGGCAGGCATGGCACTGACCCAGACCTCCGGCAATCTTGCCATCGCCGCAGGCACCACCAAACCCACTTATATTTCTTTGTATGATTCCCCCGCTGCTATTGCTGCCGGTACCGTCATCCCGGTGCTGCGCATTGATGATCAGATGGTGTTTGAGACCTGCTGGAGCATCAACGCCTCCACCATCAAGCTTGGCGACAAGGTCACCCTTCACGCCTTTGACGGCTTGCGCGTCACCGCCACAACCAACAACGGCGTTGCCGAGGTGGTGTACATCGAGGGTACCAACACCGGCGACATGTGCCGCGTGAGATTCTGATAGAAAGGAGAATTTTTGACGATGGCAAATATTATTTTTACCCAAGGCTCCAACCTGAATAACAGCATCTTCGGCAAATCCGAGCAGCCCATCAAGCTGTTCTTGGAAAAGCGTGCGGAGGCCTTTGAGGCTGAGAGCGTTGCAAACAAGATCTTCTCCATGCAGACCAGCAAGAATTGGGGCGAGAAGATGACCGGCATGACCGCTATGGACGGCTTTCAGCCCGTGGGCGAGAACGGCGCCCACCCCATGGACGGCATGCAGGAGAGCTACTCCAAGTTTTTGGAGCACATCACCTGGAAGGATCGCTTCACCATCTCCCGCGAGATGATCGACGATGCCAAGCTGATGGACATGAAAAAACGCCCCGAGGCCTTCATCACCGGTTACGGACGCACCCGCGAGCAGTATGCGGCGGCCTTGCTGTCCTCTGCCGTGGCGGGCAGCAATGCCCGATTCAAGGGCCTCACCGTGGACGCCAAGACCGCTGACGGACAGTTTCTGTTCAGCACATCCCACCCAAGCAAGGTCCGCGGCGGATCTCAGACCAACAAGATCAACGACGCGTTTTCCGCTGCCAAGCTGGGGGAGCTGGAGACCAAGATGCAGAACTTTAAGGGCGACAACGGCGAGCTGCTGGATGTGGCGCCGGATACCATCATCATCCCCAATGACTACGGGCTGAAGAACGATGTTTTCGCCGCCATCGGTGCGGACAAGGACCCGGCTACCGCAAACAACGGTTTTAACTATCAGTACGGCCGCTGGAATGTGATCGTCTGGCCCTATCTCAACGGTCTCATCAGCGACAGCTGCAAGCCCTGGATCCTCTTCGACAGCCGCTACAACGAAATTTACGGCAGCGCCGTGTGGTTCGACCGTGTGCCGCTGGAAGTCAGCAATCACATCGACCGGGATACCGATGCTGCCGTTTGGGACGGCTACGCCCGCTTCGTGGCAGGCTTCAATGACTGGCGCGCCTTTGCCGTGGGCGGATGCTCACTCTGAGGAGGTGGCCTGATGGACGGCTACACACATTTTACCAAGGTGAAGGTCAGAGAGATCAACATCGCCGATGCCACCATCGCGGCAAGCGCAAAGCCGGACGCCGCTGCGGCTGCGGGAACCGCGCCCACCAAGGCGGAGTTTGACGCCGTGGTGGAGCTGGCAAACGATCTGAAGGCGAAGTACAACGCACTGGTTGCGGCACTGACCTAACGGTTTTTGGGGCGGCGTTTACGGCGTCGCCCTTTTTTCAGAAGGAGGGAAACGAAATAGAAACCATTCGATCCGTGATCCATATGGTGGACAGCATCAACCCCAATGCATATTCCAACGAGACCAAGACCGCATGGATCAACGAGTGCGAGGGGCTGGTGCAGACCAAGGCACTGCTTCTGCCCCCGGAGGAGCTGCGGCAATATCGCTACAGCGCCCGGTGGACCGGCATCGGTGTGACCTTTCCCAACGACCACACCATGCTGCTGCCCTCCGACCACGGCTTCAAGGCGGGGGACAGCGTGACCATTCTGGGGCTTTCCCTGTATGACGGCAACATCAAGACCACCCCGGTGCCTGTCACCGCGGTGGAGGACCGGGCGCTGATCTTTGCGGAGGACAGCTTTGACGACATCGGCACAACGCCGGAGACGGCAAGCGCAACGGTGTTCTTTGACGGCAGCGGGACGGTGCTGCTGGCGCCGCCGCCCTATGACAAGCTCTATTATCCCTATGTCAGCGCCATGGTGGACTTCGCCAACGGCGAGTACAGCCGCTATGCCAACGAGATGGCCATGTTCAATGCGCGGTTCCGGGAGCTGACGGCGTGGACCGCCGGACTGTATGATGCCCACCGGGAAAGGGGGTAGGCCCTTGCTACCAACACTACCATACAGAGACACGGCGACGCGGAATCAAGAGATCGAATTTCGCGGGCTGAATCTCTCGGAGAACACGCAGGACGGAGACATGAAGGACAGCTGCGGACTGAGTACGCAGTATTATCCATGCATCACACAGCGCAGACGCAGAGGACAGCTGGCGCGGTATACCGATCCAAAGGACATCTTTGAATGGGACGGACACATCATCTGCGTGGACAACAGCACGCTGTACTACGATGATACGGCACTCTGCCCGGTGACGACGGACAAAAAGCAATTCGCCGTGGTGAATACCAATCTTGTGGTATGGCCGGACAAGATCATCGTTGACCTGACAAACAACCATGTGACCAACATGGAAGACAGCATTGCCAAGACGGGAACATCACAGGATCAGGTGAAGACGGAATCCGGCAAGATCCTGAAGATCGACCCGAGCCAAATGCGTCACGACATTTCCGGGCAAACAACAGCCGGTTTGCGATGGTACAGAGGCTGCGGCGCAGCACCTGTGTTTTCCGGCGGGCAATGGAGCGCACCAAGCGGATATTCCATCGACACGATATCCGTCATCGGCGGGTTCTGCGGCACGGCGCAGGGAAGCACGGCACTGGGAGACCATCTGTATTTTATTCCGTACAAGACGGAGTTGGGCGAGTATGTCTGCGAGTTTGCGCGGTATTGGGGCGTTAACGAATGGCCGGGTTCGACACCGCCGCCGGACAGTTACTTTACGCAGCAATGGAACACGGACGGCGTTTACGGCGTTGTGACAGGCATCGTCAGCAACGATGTGTATTACTATGTGGTTGATATGCACACACGCGGCGCAGGCGGTTCCGTGACCTATAAATACGATCTTTACGGACAGAGCGGGCAGTATCTGCTCAGCGGGCATTTCTCCGTGGGGGACTGCGTGAGCATTACGGGACTGAACAACAATGTGTCCGTCAACAGCGTGAAGATCGTTTCCATTGACGATGCCAACGGCAGGCTGACCTTCCCGGACAACACCTTTGCCACCAACGAGACGCAGACGGGGACTGTGACGGTGAAGCGGGACATCCCGCCGCTGGACTACATCTGCGAGAGCAATAACCGACTGTGGGGCGTGAGCAATTCGCAGACCAACCGCATCTATGACCCAAGCACGCAGACCTATAAGGAATACACATCCCGCTGCATCTATGCCTCTGCGCTTGGCAAGCCCATGAACTTTTATGACTATGAAGGCGTGGATACGGACAGCTATGCCGTTGCCGTTGGCAGCGAGGGCAATTTCACCGGCATCATCAACTACAACGGCGTGTGCTGCTGGAAAGAGAACAAGCTGCACAGGATGTTCGGCGACTATCCCAGCGAGTATTATCTGACGGAGTATGACATTCCCGGCGTGCAGAACGGTTCGGCGCGGAGCATGAAGGTGATCAACGAGGTTCTTTATTACAACGGCGTTTTCGGCGTGTATCAATTCAACGGCAACACGCCCACGCTGATCTCCTACAAGCTGGGGCGCGACCGACTGACGAATGCCAACGGCGGCACGGACGGCATCCGCTATTACATCTCCGCAAAGCGAAACGGCGAAGGCGTGCTTTATACTTACGACACCATGCACGGACTGTGGCTGAAGGACAGCGACGATTATGCCGAGGCATTCACCACCATTGGCGGCGACCTGTATCTTGTGATGAACGACCAGGTGCTGAAGTATGACGACAATGTGAATGAGATCATTCCGTGGATGGCAGAGTTTGCGCCCTTTACGGAGCAGAATTTCAACCGCAGGCGGTATATCAGACTGCTGCTGCGTTTGGATATGGAGAGCGGGTCTTCCATCGCTGTCAGCGTGAAATATGACCGAGGAGACTGGACGCAGGTGTTCTCACGGAACACGGAGACGGCGGTGACCTTTCAGATCCCGATTCCCAACAACCGCTGCGACAGATTCTATGTGAAGCTGGAAGGCACCGGAGAGGTGACCATCCGCAGCATGGCGAGAGAATACACGGGAGGCAGCATCCATGATTAAGATCATCGAAAAAGACCCGCCGGTGGCGAAGGGGGTCAACGAGACCGACATCAAGGCCATCGAGGACTATCTTGTTTATCTGCGGGAGCAACTGAACTATATCCTCACACTGATTCAAAGGGGGCAGAACAATGGCTGACAAATACAGCTACGACAAGAACACGGACTATCAGGCGGTCATCAACGATGCCGTTGCCAAGGGCGATTGGGAGACGGCACGGATCGCAGAGACCCAGCGCAATGCCAAGATCCGGGGCGAAGGGCTGAATGCGGAGCAGACCTATAAGTATCAGAACAACTTTACGCCCACAAGCACCACCACCGCAACGCCCACATCCTTTACAAGCACAAGCAGTACGGCAAGCACCGCATCGAGTGCGCCCACTTATACGCAGCCGGAGATGAGCAGCGAGTATAAGGATGCGCTGAACAATGTTTTGAATTTCAAGGAATTCTCTTACGACAGCGCAAGCGATCCGCTGTATCAGAATTATAAAGACCAGTACACCCGGAACGGGCAGACGGCAAGCAACAATACGCTGGCGCAGATCTCCGCACGGACAGGCGGTTTGGCATCCAGCTATGCGGGGCAGGCGGCGCAGCAGACCTATAACTCCTATATGCAGGCACTGAACGACAAGGTGCCGGAACTGTATCAGCTGGCATACAGCAAGTATATGGACGAGTTTACGATGGCGCAGAACAAACTGAGTGCCGCTGCGGACTATGACGAGAAGAACTATTCCCGCAATTTGGATACCTACAATGTGAATTATCAGGCGTACAGCGATGCGCAGGACAGAGCGTTGGCGGCACAGCAGCTGGAGTATGAGCAGTCTCAGACGGCGTATCAGAATGCGCTGAACTTGGCGACGCTGGCGGCAAGCTACGGCGATTACAGCGGGCTGAACGGATTTGGCGTGGATACGAGCAATCTTGTGACGAAGACACCAACGGCGAATCCGAAAGCGAACGACGATGATGACACTGAGGATACAGAGTCGAAGACGCTACAGTCTGCACTGAATCGCGGCGTTTCCAGCGGCGCGATCTCCGATTCACTGGCGAAGCAGATAGCGGCGAAGTACGGTTATGACTGGGTGGTAACGAAGAAGAGAACCTGATACCGGACACAAAAAACGCACACCCTGCCATTGCGGCAAGGTGTGCGTGCGTGCATTTTCTGTGTTTCAGCGGCCGACCTTTTTCTCCCGCTTGCGCTGATAGAGGTTCTTGTCGGCTTTGGCGATCAGGTCCGGGATGTTGTTCATCTCGCCGGTCTTCAGGCATCCGCCCACGGATACCGTGACCCGATAATCGCATCCGTCCGCCTTCAGCAGCTCCTCCAGCTTGGTGTTGATC